AGCCGAAGAAACGACGTCTCTTAACCACTGGTTGTAAGATCTGTTTACGATGAATCTCGGACATACCATGAACAGCGCCAGCTGAGTCTTGCTGATTGTGTAGATACTCGGAACTGTTGAACCATCAGAAGTTGGACTGAAATGAGGATGGCCATACATCATAGGTTCGTTCGGGAGCTCAATGCTGGAATCGAACCATGCTCCACCTGACGGTCTTCCATTTGCAACCGCATTGCACAGGTATTCTCTGTGAGTAAGAACAGACCCCTGGAAAGCCGCATTTACGATTGTTTTGGCGTTTGCCAAGTTACTCTTGTACATCGCAGAGCCCACATATCCACCGGTCGTAACATTGGTAGTATTCATCTGCGCATTGTAAAGCGCCTCATCCGGCATGATAACGAGATGATGGCTGGTAAATGCAGTATCACCGCAGTTGTACCAGTAATCCATATCAACGATACGCCAAATACGACCTCCGATACTCCAATAGTCGCCAAGGAACATTCCTTTAAAGGAACCGTCCTTAATAGCAGCTTTCTGTACTGCGGTCAGCGCTGTACCAAGATTCTTGCCTCTGAAGAGTACCCGGCGAAGCTCCACCGGAGCAAAGCCATCAAGCATAGCAAAGAGTGCGTCTTCAGCTGCAATAGCCTTGTTTCCGTCCGTAGTCCCGACGAGTAATTTGTTACCGGATACCAGCTCGTTGATCTGGGTGAGTTCAGAAAGATTTACTCCTCCGATAAAATCTTTGGAACTTAAAAGACCGATTAACGCCTTTGCTAAAGCATCTGCTGCAATGGTCTTTGTCCCGTTAGGTCCGTCAAGCAGGAAAATATTACTTGCTGCTAACGCCTGGACCTTTTCGTAGTCTGTGATTTTCATTTAATGAATCCTCCTTTATTTGATGACAAAAATAGCCCGACCTTCGATAACATCGCCATTGCTGTCACGGAGAAGATCACTGGAATATGTACGTCCAATGACCGTATCCAAATTGCTGTCAGTAATGGGTGCGTCCGAAGAATCGAGCACGTCTCCGTAAGTACGGTATCCATTGTCATAAAGCTTCTGATATACCGTGTATTCGTTTTCAAGGTTGGAACTGAACTGGTTAAGAATATCTACCTGCTCCTGCAATTCCAGCAGCTTCTTAGCAAGGCTTGCCGCCGTATTGCCATCTAACAGTGCCTGTAACTGATCAAACCATTCTCGAAATTCTGTTTCTGACTTCTGTTTCCAGTCAGCCATTTCCGCAGTATTGATGCTTGTGTATTCGTTGAACCACGCCTCCCATTTTTCTTTCCAATAGGTACTTGTGGCTTCCATATCTGCTGTATGCTCCGAGTACCAAAGGTTCCACTGAGCTTCCCATGTCAAATATGCAGACTGAATCTCCTCAGTCTGTGCCAGAAACCAGGTAGACCACTGCTCTTTCCAAAACTTATTTGTTTCTTCCATATCAGTAGTCTGCTTTTCGTAGAACTCTTTCCACTGGTCCTGCCATTGAGCAATCAAATCATCGATTTCGACCTTGTCCAATGGAGCCGTTACGAATGGACACTCTGAAGTTCCAACGCAGTTCGTGATGTTTGCCTGTCGAATAGAAGTAACTCCGGCGCCGACATAAATATACGCCAGCGGATATTGCCAGCGATCATTTGTCTTCACCATCGTAGGTTTCGTTGGATTCGATGCTGGGGTTCCTTTAATGATTTTGATGTCATTTGCTCTGACGGCCTCTCTCGAATCCACTTCAAGCACAACTGCATCATATCGGTTCAGCAGAATCTCGGACTGTGGAACTACTAACGGTAACAGAGCGTCATTCAGCGTCCAAGTGTGATTGAACCAGGCTCGTCCGACACCAACGTTGATAATCATTGCTTCCGATTCTTTTACAACCATTGCAGTTCCGACATGCTGCAATATTCCGTCCTGAATGATTCCATCGAAAATGCTGGACATCTGAATAGCATCGTAGCGCCGATCTCCTTCTTTTGAATTATAAAATCCAAATGTTACACTCACTTCTTCATCACGCTCCTTCCTGTTCTATAGTCTTAAAAGTCGGATAGACGGAATAACCGTCCTTATCTTCTGAACGAACAATTTCAAGAATACGAGCTTTTGTCTCGTGTCCGTATTCGTTCGCAATCTGTACAATGTCCCCGTTAAAGAAATCTTTTCCATACTGGAACATGATAGTTGTTTCTGTTTCTCCCTCGAATGAGGTAATGCTCACATTTTCAGCAAGCTTTTCTTTTCCTCTTTGCTGCAACTGTGCCATATACTCGGCATCGGTCAACGCATCATCGCTTCCAACATTTGAAGAAATGTCACGAGCGTCCGTAAACAATTCTCTGCGATTCAAACCAGAGCCACCACCAACCGTAGTATATCTTCGATCGGCGCCCTCACCTTCTCCACCAACCAAGGTCACTGTCTTCAACGAAGCTTTAGATTCGATGTAGTTACTATTGATGATGTTCTCGAATTTCGGTGAAAATATAACGTAAGGATTCTCCGTCTGATCGTATGATCTATCCGAACCGGCATACAACTCAAATACGAACTGCTTTTCATCATTCAGAGCGATCTTGAAACCGATACCCTGCTCCTCGCAAATTTTCTGGATGACATCATACAGGTTATCTCCCGTGTACTGAGCTTCCAGTTTCAACTTTGTAATTGCTGGATCGGTTGATTCTTTGAAAATAAAGTTTGGAATTTTTCGATTGCTGTCTGACGGAGAAATTACATTCTCGTTGAGCAGTGTTTTTATTCCATTTTGAAGATTTCCGCTTAATAGTTTCTGTCCCCAGACGATTCGCCTGTCGAGGATAGATTCTAATGAACGCCCAGTAACCGTTACATGGTTACCGTCTTCGGTATCTGAAGTAATCTGGATTTTCTCCACGATCATCACATGTTCAGATTCCTTGCTCTGCAAATAGTAATCCTGTTTGATGTAGTCAAGAAGACCCTCTCGCATTGCTTCATACAGTTCAAAGTCACCGTAAGCGTAATACCGATCTGTCCAGATGAAGGACTCGTACGTATCCACAATAGAGACAGCATCTAGGTTGGTGTTTAAAATTGTCACATCCATAGTGCTTATACCCCCTCGTAGACTATACGGTTCTCAATCTTAAACTGTAAATTTGTACTTCCGTACTCAGCCGTATAAGCAAAGATGTTGTCGCCCTTCGCAAGCTGGAACCAATCAGCGTTTTTATCCAGGCAGTTCAAGATGTTTGTAGTCTTTCCGTTCCTAAGAAGCGTAATCGACTTGTTTCCTTTTACGGTGCAGATAATGATTTCATCACCTGCTATAATTCCAGAGCCAGTGAATTTCTCCAATTTATCGGTATCGATCCGCATCACTTCACGAGTACCGGTATTGTAGATCGTAATATTGCTGGCTTCACCGATTGCGTGAATCGTAATAGTCACTCCGATTTCAGCGTCGCCATTATATACAACCACCTGCTCTGTTTCATTTTTGATTTCTCCCATTTCTAGTAACGGGTCCTTAAGAGATTCATTACTGAAAGGAAACTCGAACAGTGCCTCTACACCATAGAAGATGGTTGTGTTGATTCCGTCTTTTCCGGCAGAGTAAAAGAAAGGATTCGGACACACGATTGAGATATCCGAACCCTCGTCTTTACTGAAGATTGTTGGGTCGTTTGATTCGACATACCCTTCAATCTCTGCCTGCCTATTATCGGTTTCGATAAGCATTGTGAGCTTCTTTTTAATAGGAAAATACTTGTATGAAAGCTGTCTTACGTCTTCAATGGAATCCTTCCACATATACGCAAGAGAAATAACAATGTTTCGGCTCGGCATCCTTGAAGAATTGAACAGACTTCCATCGTTTGTAGCGATTTCCGTCGTATTGATGTTCGCTTTTCCTGGTCCCAAGCCAGTTACAGACTTGATGATGAAACCGGATTCCTCCGGTCTCGCCAAATCAAGTCGGATACTATCGCCAAGATAGTTCGTAAACGTGACTGCTCGAATCAAGTTTCCACCATCCTTTCCATCGCCGAGAACTGATTCTTCGTCTGCCGATAAATCTCTGTTCTCGACAGTGCCTTAGGCGAATAGTTATTCTGTGTAAAGTTATAAGAGTTACCTGTATTCGGATTAGTATCTTCATTTTGAAGATTCCGTCCACGAGCTGCTGCAATTCCTGTGCTGACGGTTAAAGCCTGCGATCTACTGAACAGCGTATTCAGTCGATGACTCTTCTCTTCAACGTCTGACAGATCCAGAATCGGTCGAATCGTAGGCTGACCATCAACACCGTTGTCGATCATATCCTTAACCTTTGCGATTGCATTTCCGAGACCTGTTTTTGCCGAATCAGCCATTTCAGCACTGGCATTATATGCCTTCACCGCATAAGTTCCGATGGCATTAACGAATCCCAATCCAAAGAAATCACCGATGTGGTATCCTACTCTGGAAGGTGAATGCTCGTCCAGTTCGTCTTCTGCCGCTTCTGCCGCAGCCCTTGCCATTGCTCTGGCTTTAGCTTCCGCGCGGTACGTATTCTCACTGATTCCATCAGCAAATCCCTCCACCAAGTAAGCACCAGCCTGTTTAAACTGATCATGATAATCCCGGATAGCCGTTACAGAAGCATTAAGATTGCCAGTGAAAGCTGTTTTTACTTCTTCGGCTTTTTCCTTAATGCCAGCGATGAACTTAATCATGCACTGCATTCCTGCATTTTGAAATTCTGGATACTTGTTCGCAATGGCCGTAAGGCACGAACTTAAGATGTTTACAAACGCATTTCTGGTCTCGTAATCTTTCGATTTAATTCCAGCGATAAGCTTGATCATGAGATTCGCGCCAGCCGTATTGAACTGGATCTGCTTATTATTGATTGCAGTGATACAACCGCTAATAATGTTAGTAATTGCAGTTTTGGTATTTCCGTCCTGAGATTTAATTCCGCTAATGAATTTTGTCATCAAGGTAGAGCCAGCCGTATTGAACTGGGTCTGATAGTTTGTAAGGGTCGTAAGTACAGCCTGCATCATTGTCGTAAACGTGGATGTCAGATTACCTTTCTGGGCATTAGCTGCATTGATGAATGTCGTCAGCATAGAGGTCGCGGCTGATGTCACCCTTCCACTTGCATCTGTAAACGCATTGATGAAACCATCGATACCGTTGTTTCCAAGCTGAATCAGAGCTGTGCTGAAACCACTCATACCACTCGTATCTAATTCCGCCATTCCTTTGGCCATATCAACAAGGCGATTCACCTGTGTGATCACACTTGACATGATTCCGGTATCAATTTCAGAAATAGAATCCGAATAACTCTTAATTCCGCTTCCAAACTGAACCAGACTATCGCCAAAACTACCAAGATCGTTGTCGCCGGTAAACCAGCTTACAAGTCCTCCGGTATTTGGAATAGTATTGGCAAGCTCCACCAGTGCTTTACCAGCTGTTGCTGAGTTCGTAATAGCCGCAGAGTCCATGCCCATAATAGCTTCAGAATATGATTTCATAGCTTCGCCGAATGGTACAAGTTTCTCACCGAAAGTATCAACATCGTTGTTTCCAGTAAAGAATGCCACAACGCCACCTGTATTTGGAACTGTATCAGCAAGCTCGACTAAAGCCTTGCCCGCCGTTGCAGAATTGACGATTGCATCGGCTTCCAGTCCACGAACCGCATCGCCAAATGCTTTCATTGCTTCGCCAAATGGTACAAGCTGTTTTCCGAACTCACCCATATCGTTTTCACCAGCAAAGAATCCTACGACACCACCAGAATTTGGAATGGTCGTTGCCATCTCTGCCATGGCCTTGCCAGCGATTGCCGCTTCTGTAACGGCATTTGCATCGAGTCCAGTAATTGCATCTCCAAACTGTCTCATAGCTTCGCCAAACGGCACAAGCTGCTTTCCAAAGGCAGTCATGTCGTTTTCTCCTGCGAAGAAAGACACTAATCCACCTGTATTTGGAATTGTAGCTGCCATTTCAGCTAATGCTTTGCCGGCTGTCGCCGCATTTGCCACAATTTCTCCGTCCATGTTTCCGATAGCCAACGAGAAATCTCTCATAGCTTCGCCAAACGGTACAAGTTCCTCTCCGAACTTAGATAAGGACGATCCGCCCGTAAGCCAAGAAGTTAATCCCTGTAAAATATCAGCCGCTGTCAGGATAAGCACGGTCTCGGCTAATGCCTTTACTCCATCCATCATAGATGGCTGAATCTGACTAGCTCCCTGTAAGAACGGCTGAACATTATTCATAAAAGCGGATAAATCAGCTCCAATTTGCGGGAACTGACTCGACACACCGCTCATAAATCCGCCAACGATTCCTCCAACAAACTGACCGATTGCCGTTCCGATTCCCTGTAAAAGCTTTCCGCCTTCTCCGATAAGCCAAGAAAGTCCTGGAAGTTTCGATAAGAGTCCGACGGCAGCAAGCACTAACGCCATTTCAGCAACAACCGCACCCATACCAAGAATTCCAACCATTGCTCCAGGAACAAGCGCCGCTGTTGCACTAAGAGCAAGCATAATAGCCGATAACAGACCGATTCCAGCAATTCCTTTCAGTAAAGCCTCAGTATCGATTCCGCTTAACGCATCGACAATACCAGCAAAGAATGCCATAAGGACATCGATTCCAGCTTTAATCAGTGATGGCAGATTACTAGCAATACCCTCTAAAATTCCAATAAGAAACTTGAAGGCTAGATCTACGATTTGAGGCGTGTAAGTAACAAGTGCTTCTAATACACCGACCACTAATCGCAAAGCTCCGTCTGCCAGTTGTGGTACACAGGATACGAAAACATCAATTAGAGTTAAGATTACTGATTTTACGGCTTCGCCAATAGCTGGAGCTCCAGCAGCAATAACTTTGCAGATTGCTATAAGTCCTTCTCCAACTTTTGTAAGGACGACCGGAATTAAGCTAGCGATACCAGTAACGATAACCGTCAGTGCTGCTACGATTGCTGTTGCTCCAGCGGCACCGGCAGTTGCCAGCGCTGTGAATCCGATAGCAAGTGCTGAAAGTCCCGTACCGGCCGCAAGTAAACCAGCTCCGATTGTAAGAACACCAACACCGATCAACGCAAATGCTCCTGATAACGCCAGAATGGTCGGAACCAACGGTGTAAGAACTGCGCCTGCTACGCCGATAATCGTGAATGCTCCTGCAATAGAAATAAGTCCTTTCGCAATCGCTTCCCACGATAATGCTCCCAATATACTGAGCACTGGTGCAAGAACAGCTAGGGCTGCGGATGCAACCAATAATGCCGCCGATCCGCCAAGTGTACCCTTCATAAAGTTGAGACTGATAGCCAACTCAGCTAAAGCCCCACCCATGACAGTAAGACCTCTACCGATTTCTTCCCACTGCATACCTCCGAATTTACTCATACAGTTTGCAATAATTTCAAGTGCTCCGCCGACGATAACAAGGCCCGTTCCAATGCCAATCATGTTTTTCGGCATCAGCTTAACTGCAATCGCTACCTCTGCAAGTGCGACGCCCATAGCTGTTAAACCTCTGCCAATTTCATCCCACTGTAACTGACCGAAATCTTTTACAGCGGAAGCAAAGATTTTCATTGCTGCACCAATAGCAATTAGAGCTACACCAGTAGACATCACATGTTTCGCATTTCCAGCCAAATTCGTAAAGGCAGCAAGTTCGGCAAATAATCCACCGATTCCAGCTAATCCTTTTCCGATCTCGCTCCACTCCATCTGACCGAAGTCTTTGCAAGCGGACGCCAGAACCTTCATCGCTGCTGCCAGAATAACAATTCCAGTCGCAGTGCTAATCATTTTCCCATTGAATTTTGCAACTCTAAGAAATACAGCGATCTCAGCAAATAATACTCCTACTCCGGTCAGACCTCGTCCGAGTTCATCCCACTGTAATTTCGATAAATCCTTACATGCTGAAGCCAGAATTTTGATAGCCGCTCCAAATATAATTAAGCTGGTAGCGCCTTTCATAACCTGCTTCTGACCGCTTGCCATGGCTTTAGATGATGCAACAACAATAGTCGTAAGACCAGCAATTCCAACAAGGCCTCTCGCAAGTTCGCCCCAATCAAGGTCTGAAACTTTCTTCAAAGCTCCTGCCAGAATAGATACTGCAACTGACATAGCAATCATCGCGGTACATGCTTTAAATACCTTTCCAGTATCGCTGCTGATTTTATTGAAAATTGCCATCACGCCAAGTAGATTAGCAAAGAGCACTGTGATAGCTCCAAGAGAAGCTGACAGTTTATCACTATCGATCAGAGAAATTGCAACGATAGAACCAGCAAGCAAAGCGATTGCTGCGCCAATTATAAGCAATGTTCCGGCTTTAAGATTTGTCTGATATGCCTCAAAGCAGCCTCTTACGCCGTCAAGAATTCCAGTTACTCCTTCGAGAACGCCATTTAACCCCTCAAGCAGTTCTGTTACGCTCTTTAAGAATTTGGAAATCGATACTGCGATTCCGCCCACAGCAATGCTGTTAAGAACGTCAAGAACTCCGCTGAAATCTGCATTTCCGAGTTTCTCAGCAAGTGTCCCCATCATAGTCCCGACTGCATCGGCAATACCGCCAGCAATTACCTTTACAGCCGTCCACAATGCTTCCATGACTTTGAGAAATTTACATTTTTCCAGTGCTTCTCCCATCATCTCAAAAGCAACAATGACTCCGCTCTTCATTTTTCCAGCACCATCACCGATTTGAGTCATGCGATCATGTACTCGTTCAAGGAATGAGTGGAATAATTCAAATCCAGGAAAATCGAACTTCTCCCCGGCAGCTTTGCCAAATTCTTTTACTTTTTCTCCGGCAGTTTTAACAAACGTAATAGCTGTCTTTACGATATCAACAACAGTCGAAACTGCTTTGCCAAAGACGTCTGTCTTCTTTACAGTTTCATCAAGTTTAACAAGATACTCACCGAAGCTTCCGGTGAGTGATAACACCCCGTTTCCAGCCGGTAAGAAAAGACCGATCAATTCGCCGACACCACCGGCAACAGCTTTGAAAGCTTGTCCGACGATATCAAGCACTGCAAATACGCCCTTAAACGTATTCTTTAAATGCTTTGAGCTTTCTTCCCCCATTTTGAATTTTGCTGTCAAATCACGAACGCGTTCTGTGATATCGGCTAACTGATTTCCAGTCATTGGCGGGAAGATTTCGTTGAATGCCTCCCGAACAGGCTTAGCAACGCTAACCAGTCCTTCGAAAACATTCTTTACTGCTTCGATCATCATGGTTCGACCACCAAGGTCTTTCCAATCCTGAAGCATTTTATTTCTTGCATCGGCAGAAGCATTGATTACGGCACTGAACGTATCACTCACTTCAGTAAGTAATTCCTTCGCCTCTTCAAAGTCGCCGACGATAATTTCCCAGCTTTGTGTCCATCCGGACTGGGCAGCCTCTTTCAATGTGTCGAATAACTGGGTAAAAGTTTTTACTTTTGTCGCCGCATCATTCGCTGTCTTACCCATCTCCATGATAGATTTGATCTGATCATCAGCGTACCCCATGGTCCGAAGCTGATCTTCGTTGAGATCGCCTGTAAATTTTGCCAAGGTTTCAGTCAAGATGTCAGAGGTAAGCCATCCTTTACTAAGGGTCTCTCTGAATGAGCCCTCATCTTTGATCATCTCATCAATGGCAATTCCATGAACTTTAGCCGTTTCTTTCAGCGCATCCTGGAATACCTGACCACCCATACCAGCGTTTACTACTGAGTTCCAGTCCTGTAATTTTACTGTTCCTGCCGCTAATGCCTGTGAAAGCTGATACATAGCGGTACTTGCCTGCTGAGAGTTGGAACCTGATACGGCTGCAAGGTTCGCAATGCCCTTGATAGCGGCTACAGATGTGTCCAAATCTACGCCAGCCGCAGTGAACGTACCAATGTTACGGGTCATTTCCGTAAAATTGTAAATGGTCATATCTGCATAATGGTTTAGTTCATCCAACGCATTGTTTACCTGATCAAGAGTTGTGCCTTTTGAAGAGGTATTTGCAAGGATTGTCTGAACAGCATTGATCTGGGTTTCATACTCCTCGAAACCTGACTTAATCGGATCTACCGTGAAAGCAGAAACAAGATTTTTGCCTGCGACAAGTGCAGAGTTGGTAATGTTCTGCAAAGCCGTAATCGCCATCACTTCTAATGCGGAGAACCGTACTCGAACAGTCTCGACAGCATTCGTGAGTGGTGACATATTGCATTTCTGTGCGGCATCGTTTACGGTTTCTAAGCCTTTTGCTGCACCTTCGAGGTTAAGACTTCTCTTTAACTTGTCGATGCTCGATAAACTGGTCTGAATATTCTGTTCAAACTGCTTGTTATCGAACCGCATTTCGACGACACGTTCGTCAACGGTTGTACTCATAGCTTAGTAACCTCCTTCCATGCCGCATCTGCAATTTTGTCAAAAATAGGCTGGATAGCAGGATTGATGTAGTCTCGCCCCTGTACCCAGCCGCCGTTTCTTGTTGCATGTCCATACTGCAAAATAACTGCAATAGGAACTCCATTTTGAATATTTGTGTTGTAAAAGCTGATCGATACTGAACCTGGTTTCTGTTCGATCTTGTAGTGCCACGAATTCGCCGTCCGTCCTGTATCAACTGGCGTTGCAGACGCAAGGGCGGCTACGCCCTCTCGACCATACTTATCGAGGTCACCGAGACGAACTGATTCCTTTGCTCGCTCTAAGAATCGAGTCAGCTTAGAAAAATCACCCTTTTGTCTGAACGTGATCATATGAATCTCCTACTTTGCTAAGTATGCACTGGATGAAAATCCCGTGTACTGAACCCCATCGAGTACAAACTGGATGTACAGCCACTTAACTCCATTTGCCATTGTGTAGTAGCCATAGCACTTAACCTTAGTGCCAGCCGGAATTTTACAAAGAGCCTTCTTATTGGTTCCGGCATCATTACGGCAATAAAGAACCGCCGTTGTTTTGTATTCGCCGGCATAGATTTTGTTAAACTGTTTAGCAGAACAGGTAGCCACTACTTTCTTTGAAATGGACTGATTCTGATCCTGTTTGGTGTTGGACGGTGTTACCGCTGATCCATTCAGAATCTGATTTACCATGTTCTGAACTTCTGAGTAGCTGTATCCATACTCAGCAAGCAGTTTCTTACGGTTCTCACCGCTTCCCCACAGCCCAACAATCACCTCATGAGCAATAGTTTTGATGTCTTTGCCCTTGATTAATCCAGGAGCTGCAACTGTATTGTCGTCGTACTTTGGTGTAATAAAGCCACGGATAAATTTTCCGTTAATAGACAAGGTTCTCTTCTTAACCGCATTACTGTAGTTACCCTCTTCAACAACCATATAACCGGATTCCTTATGTACCTCGATTACGGTACCAACATGATCCGGATTACCTGTATTATCACCGATTCCGTTATCCTGCCAATCATACAAGATTGCATCTCCAGGACTCGGAACATATGCGTCATTCTCCTGCCAACATCCCATTTTCTTTGCTGCTTCGATGAGGTAATAGCAGGAAATTTCCATAGGCATGATGCTCTCATATCGGAGAGCTGCCGCTAACGCAGACCAGGTGCACGCACACCAAGCCCAGTCATAACGCATCCGAATGCCACGAGGAAATTTGCCAGCGCAGATTTTCTCAAAGAATTCGTTATACATATCGATAATGCTTTTGTGTGAGCCGTTCGATTCTTTCTTTCCATCCCAGGATTCGACAAGATTAACGACGGCCTGTCTCGATTTCGCCATTTTTATCACTATCCTTTCGAATTAAATTTCTTTCTGTTTGCGGCGTTTACTTCCGCATAATGTCTGTATAAATCTCGTTTGCTCCGCTTCTTCGGGGGCTTGTTTTCTGCATTACAAATCCGGATAAGCATTAACAAACGATTCAAATGCCATTTCTGACACTCAAACGGAATGTGATACGCCGTCATCCAGTAATAAATAAGTTCACTGGTTATCTGCTGCCTATTTATTGGACCGCCTTTTTCTTCCTTAACAGTCGAAGCCGTCATTGGCGCTTCAATATAGGCGTTTACCGCATCAATGTGCGAATTGGTAATACATTGATAGACCAGCGGATCAACATTCTGCGTGAGAGTCATACAGCGTATATAGTCAATGGTTTCTTCATAAGTCTTCTGCTCTTTAGATAAGAAGACTTTGCACCATTTACTTTCCCATTTTGAAAGTGAAACGAGTGAATGCTCCAAACGCAATTTCTGTTCCTTTACAGGGATAAATCGCTGATTCAGCTCATCCCACAGATCAGTTTTTGGTATCATAAGTTCAAGCATTCGGTCTCACCTCTTTAGTTCATTGAAGCAGCCACAGGAGCAATCGCCGGATTTTCCGAATGCTTCTTAATATCCACAACTTTCGGAATTACATGGTTTACGAATTCAGCAGCTTTGCTGTCATCTGTAGCCAATTCCATAAACAGAAGATTGTAGAACTGAGTGCAGGCAAACTTTCTGGAAATCTCTTCGGACTTCTCGAAATATGTGCCGTCAGCACTCTTCTCTCCGTATGCCTTTAAGATAAATTCCTTAAAGAACTTGATAATGGTCGGCTGATCTTTTGCATCTACGATGCGCTGAAGCATCTCAGCAACTCCACCAGCTGTGCCCAATTCCATCTCCATAACCTCTGTTTCAGTAAGGTTGAAGAGCTTTGTTTCGGTGCGCTCAACACCGTTGAAATCTTTATAAGTCTTTGTTACTGCATACATAATTTTGTTCCCCTTTCAAATTAAAAAGGAGCCGCCAGCTTTCCTGAATACGACTCCATCTGTGGTTTGTATATTGTTTCTGATTAGCCCTCGGCGGTCATGATCTTGATAACTTCATCCGGAAGCGGAAGTCTCGGTTCAACACCGTCATCTCCATCAGGAGTAGACGGATCTTTACCATACAGAATCTCCTCCAGAGCCGCCAGTTTCTTCGCATCGATCTTTGTAGAATCGAACTTCAAAGTAGCAGTTGGTTTTAATTTCTTGCCGTCGATCAGGGTATCGATTTCGACAGGCGTAGTAGATACCTCCCATGATAATGTTCCAGGATCTACACTTTCATTAACAGATGAATGATCCTTATCGGACGGGGACGCAAGACATCTGTATACAAGATATAAATTATATCCGTAATCTGTGCCCTCAGTATCATTACCGATAAGAGACTTATATGCGAAGCCAAATTCTTTTCGATTCTGCTGACCAGCATATACACCCGGCGCAATTTCCTTTGAACCATCGCATTCTGCGAATTCATCCGGTGCCATATAAGCTTCAATCGTTGCGGCATATTCCTCAGCAGACATTAAGTTGAGATACTTAATGTTATCAGCATAGATAGGATTTGGTTCTGCTCCGGAAGGACTTTCCTGAACATTAGTCAGCCCATTCCAAGCTACTCCGCCCTTATAACCACCAGAGCCGTCGCCAGGATAAAGGACACCGTTGCTAACGCCAGTCTCAAACTTTCGCTCGCCAATCTGGTCCCATCTGATTTTCTTTTTTGTTGTACTCATTTGGTTGTTCCTCCTTAAAAGAATATTTCAAAGACATCATGATTTAAGTTGTCTTTCGTATAATGTCGATTGTATCGACTCGTCGGCATGGATGCTACCTTGCCAATGAGAGAACTATCCGGATCGCTGTCGATGACTGTTACCGAATACTTTCTCGCAGACAAATAAACCCTGTTATCAGCAAATGCGTTATCAATATCATTGAGCGCATAAACGATAGCAGGGTATTTCATTTTTACCGATGACGGTGGTTGAAAATAAGCACGACACTCCGGTCCTTGGTCTGGGCACGAAAGGATGTCGCATAAAACATTATGCAGTTTCAGTCGTCTGCTCATTGTAAACACCTCCAACGGTTAATATTAAACGGGGATACTGAACTTCAACATTTGAAATTTTCCATTTAGCCCCCATATACTCGATAAATCTCATCGAATGAAAATTCGCATAAGCAAACGGATCGGCTACAATGCTAAACTCATTCGACACATTGAGATTGTCGTTAAGGTTATCTGAACTCTGATACTGTCGAGTATTCCGAATAACATCTCCGTAGTAGTCACGAACTGTAATCGTCTCTCCCCAGACACCAGGTCGAATCTCCTCTGTTACGGCATAGCCGATTGCCCCGTAGAATTTACTCATTTTGAATTTTCTCCTCTAAGACTTAGACGGTATGATCTTCGGAATCCGTAACGATTTCCTCGATAACGATAGCAGATTTAATTCTGGTAAGCTGACCGGACTTGCGAGTCTCCAGTAAAGACTGAAGCTGATTAAACTTAATATCGAAATCGGTGAAATGAGTTACATCGCCGCCTTTGGATGCACCATATCCATAATCAGCCATGTTTACGCAAATGGCGTGAAGCTTATGCTTTTTACCAGTAGAGTCAGTACGAATCTTGTCCTCAAACTGGGTAACTTCGTAGATCTTATCAACGCCAAGTGCTGCCGCAAGCTCAGTATCAGTCTCATAAATGCGACGACCGTTACGATCTCTTGCAAGAATCATGGTGTTATGCATATCGGTTGTGATATACAGATCAGGCTTACCAGTACCGCGGAAATTCTTACGAGCCTTGCGCAGCGCCGTAATCATAGCCTCCGCGTAAATGAAGCTCTCTCCGAAATAATCCGCAGCGTTGTTGCCCTGAAGTTCTTTAGCCATTGCCTCGAAATCAATATCCTTATGGATGGTGTACAGTTCATCATCGGTCCAGACAGGACGAATGTGTTCAGGGAAAATTTTCTCCGGATCGCTGTTCTCCCGGCTATCGCCGATCATAGTCGCAACAGCCAAAGTTTCCTTCAGAGAAATCTGATCAATTCCGTACTGGAACTGTACATAATCAAAGTTCTCGATATCTACCACATCATCACGGTGAAGCTCGGAAGTAACATACACGGTCTGCGGATCGGTAGTACGTCTTACCAGTTCATAGTTTCCGGTAATCTTCTTCTCGTTACCCTTCTTATATCCCTTGGCAGACAGGGAATCGATGTTCCGAATATCTACATGGGAAGTACGAACGCGACCATTCGGAATCTTCTGCGTCTTCGCCATAATAGCGTCAACCCATCCCATATCGTTTGTGATAAGTTCAGGTGTACGCCCCGGATGTGCTTCAACATATTCAGGGAACAGCGTTGTAACGTCGCCTGTGCCGGACTGTACAAAGCCGCTGATTCCGTCATGCTGTAAGCTATGTTCATCCATGTAAATTTCCATAGCAGCTTTTAAAGATCCGACTCCGCTGGACTTAGCTAAGTCCAAAATTTCTTTCTGCGCTGCGTGAGACAGAAAATTCTTATCATCGCGTCTGTCGTTGTCAAAAACATTGTGTTTCATATTGTCATCTCCTCCTTTAGATTCATCATCTTCTTTTTTAGAAACCTCTTTGCCTGCGAACTCAGTCATCATTGCAAAAACGGCGGTCTGCTGTTTTTCGGTCATGGATTTAAAGATGTCTTCAATAGTTTCAACCTTCTCATCCTTTTTCTCTTCATTATCCGGTTCATCATTGGAGCCGCCCTTTTCCTCCTGCTTTTTATCCGGTTCATCTGCCGAATGCTCCAACTGTCCCATGATCATTTCGTCATAGCCAAGGATAATACCAGTTTCTCCATCCCCGTGCATTACCACATCATCGATAAATGCTCCAGGATTGGCTCCGGCTAATACCAGGCTTACCTCTCTAATAATGCCATGAACTACATCGTGACCAGCCTGTTTAAGCTGATCGGCAAAGATAGAAAGAGACTGTACGTCTCCATGTTTTACAAGTTCCCGCGCAGTCTTTCCTGATTCTGTATCGTTAAATTCGCAGAATGCATAAACTCCTTCATCTCTATTTTCGAGATGAGCTAATCCAAGCACGTTCGCCGGATCAGCATGATTATGCATCCATACTAACGGGACAGTCTGCCCGTTCTGCCCTTTGAAAGCGTCTTTTTTAATGACTCTTCCATCGGCACACTGAAGATCATTTCTAGTGGCCCAGCCACCAAAGTCATACTTCATTTTGATTTTCCTCCTATTTTCTGATATAGTACGATAACGGATGCGATGTCTTCTTTGATGAGCTGGAAGACTTTTTCTTTGATTTCTTGACCTTCTTGTACTCTGACTGAATCTTGTCAAATTCATCCTGATAGGTTTGTTCATATGACGAATCGAGGTCAGCTTTAGCCGCTTTGTAAGCTTCTCTAACTGACTTAACCGCTGCTTTTAGCTCGGAGCTAACTTTTGCTCTTTCGCTTTTAGCATTAGCCTGGTTCTCAGCTTTTTCTTCCTTGGTATCGGACGATACTTTCGCTTTCTTGTTTGTCGCATCCGTTCGAACACTAGCCTTGTCCGTTTTGGCATCGCTACTGATTTTTGCTTTATCTGATTTTGCATCATTTCTAAGCTTTGCAATCTTTGCTGTTCTTTCGGCAACACGCTTAGATCTCTCAGCCTTAGATAATCCTGATGGAATTTCTATTGCCATCAAACGCTCGATTTCGGCATCCTTTTTATTATCGATTCGTTCCTTTTGGCTAGATGATTCCTTTTCAATTTCTTCCAAATCAGAATCTTTATCAGTATCGATGCTTTTCTTCCTATCGGAAGCATTTTGGGTTAAGGCCTCATTCAGTTCTTTCAAACGAGAAGATATCTGTTCCTTCGTTGCTTCTGCTTTTTCACGAAGTTCCGTAATTTTCTGATCTCGCTTTTCCTGCTCTTCTTTGACCTTTGCAGCCTTTTCGGATTTGATATTATTTTTTGTATAAGACCAAATCTTCTTTCCCTCATCATTCAGCGATGCGGTAGAACGGCCTTTTAACTCTCTGGTACGCATATAGTATTCATGCGCTTTCTGAGGATCGTAATAGGGCGATGCATAATGTCTAAGAACCGCAACTTTAGGTTCATCCATTAAGAATCATCTCCCTCCTTATCATCGCCAGACGTATAATTGCCGATGATGTCATCGATTTGTGCAGAAATGCTGTCAAGAACTTCATTAACCAGATCATCGTAATCACTGGTATCGCTGGATTCTGTTTCTTCACCGCTCGTCGTAGCATCTGTTACGGAACTACCACCAGGCTCACTTAAATTGCTGTTTCTCAATTCATCAGCCTTAGGATCAGCGGATGGCTTCCAACCAATTACCTGTCTGATTTCGTTTGATGTAGCAATTTCATTTCTGGTAAACTTATCAGAAATTTCAGCAAGATCAGCTACCGGCACAAGCTTGAATGGATCTCTAAAGAACATGATTGACTTGTTTTGGGATCTGGCAGTCTTCGTTAAGAATTTTCTCTTCATTTCATCAACGATTGCGGAAATGATCGGTTCGATTGTCCGGTTGTAATAGTTCAGCATAGTCTTCTCGTCTGCGGTACCATCTAAGATGCTCTGAGTGATTCCTAACTGGCTGTAAAGCATACTCGTTAAGTATTCAATTTGCTTCATCAGATTGTTTTCCAACGAACGATTCAACTGTGTAATTTTCTCGGTTCCGTCAGTATAGGCAATACCATACTTAGAACCAGACAACTGTCGCTCAATATCTTTACGCCGCTGCTCTGCCTGCTGACGTCTTGCCTCTGACTTAATTACGTATGGAAGCTGAATAATCAAATCCAACTTTCCAGAACTGCTCTGCTCGTCAACCGCATCCAACAAATTCAATTTTCGAATAAGCCTTTGCATTGTTGAGTTTGGCTCATTGATAACCGCATACAATGGATTTTCTACAATAGCAACTGTATCCTTCGGAACAATGATTTCCTGTTTTCGTCCAGTGTTTTCGTTATATACTTCAACGCGGACATGACGAGGGTACCAATCGCGAATACGACCGACTCGCATAGAAAGAATCTGATACCCCTTCGTATCATCTGGATCGTCATCGGTATCCACCGGAACGATTGCTACGCACCCTTCATCCATCATGGACATAACAACATCTTGGATAAATGCCCTACCAGTCTGATCAAGATTGGCTTCCAACGACAAACATTCGTTTAAACCGCTTTTTATAACATTTAAAAACCGCCCTTCATCATCCAACTGAACGTGCTGAATGTTGATGGCGGCTACGTCTAAAGCGATTCTATTGTATACGGACGTGACTATCGATCTTTCGTTTCCTCTGGTAAGGCGAAAACGATCAGGACGATATGAATAACCCGAACCGATATTCTGGGACATCATGGTAGGGGCTCTATTGCGAAAAGCATTCCAGGCATTTTTAAACCTGGAACTTAATGATAAATCCATTTTGAATTCTCACCTCCTAAAAATAGGCAAAAAAAAAGACCCCTTTTCTTAAGAGGTCTCCAGTAATTTTACACCGGTATTTTGTTCAGTATAGATTCGCATATGATTCCGTTACTATCGGGATTATAATGCTCGTCTAAACACTTCAATGTCAGGAAATTCCCAACCTTTTCTTCTATGTCTGCCCAATATTCATCGGTCTCAGATAAACCGTTAAAATCACAGTCCAATCCGAGTGACCGCATAAGGTTTATTTCTTCTTCACTGAACATATGCTCATCCTTTCTTTAAATATTTACGCTTTGTTCTACTTCCTGTACACCATGTAGTTGTTATGGTTCCATTTTCAGGATTCACTGCTACTGTCGCAGATTTCCCTATAAACTGCTGACTTGGTCGCCCAAGGTTATCGGTTTTTGTTTTAATGCTACCATGATTCAACGGATTTTTCAATGCATCTAAAATTCCTTCAACGGTTACCGGTCTTGATTCGGTTTGTGTCCTGTCAAGGGCATGATCTGAAAAACGTGTAACCAGTATTCCGTTTGAAGCTTTTACGGGTGTTCGCAACTGGCTATTCATTCTTGCCTGGATAGAGCTTCTATCATGAGCTAATTGTTCTTTCGTTCTCCGAACTCCCCATTTCATACCTTTTATTCCATAATGCATCAAATTATCACTTGATTCAATATGAGCTACTTTTCTGATGGTACAGGGTCGTAATACAGAAGAGTAATCAATTAACTTTGCTACTGGCATCTTTATCCCCCTACTCGAATGCTTCTCGATTTGCCTTGAATGCGATGTACGCATCCATCATTGCCGCAACGGCATCGATTTTTTGTTCATACCGCTTTTTCAGCAATTTACGGTTCCCATTAGTATCTTCCAGGGTAATGCAGTTTCCCATAGCAAATGTCATCAAGTCCTCATCAAAGAGAAGCATCCTCTCTTCTGAAAGTTTCTTCAATTCGCCAAGTGGGACAGATTCTGTCTTTGCACCCTGGATAACTTTTTCTATTCCGAATGGTCCATTTTCACTTGCCCAACGTTCAACAAATTCCTTTGCATTGTATGGATCATAACCAAAGCATCGTACATCGTAACCGCATTCAATAATGTGGTTATCCAAATCCTCATATACTTCCATCATGTCAAGAACGGTCCCTTCTAACACAATAAGACTTCCCTCTTTCATAAACTGATCGTATTTAATTCTCATTGCTGCTGGGAGTTTCATCAGAGTCGATGAGGAAATGTAGTTTCTGGTTTTGACGCCGAACGATCCGTTCGACAATGGGAATAGAAATGTGAATGCACAGAAATCGTCACCTTGTGATAGATCAGCCCCCAAAGAACATGGCATCTGCCAATAATCTCGATGGCGATGTGGGAGAGTTTCTTCATATGTAAAGTAATATGTGTATCCCTCCATAGGAAGTCCGAAGCGCTTAGCCAAAATATCGTTTCGAGCTGCCGGAGCCTTTTCTGCTCTCTCCACGTCCAGCTGATAGGTTTCATAAGAAACAGTCTTTCCAAGGTTCGGATTTGCTTTCAACCATTTATCCGGATCGGCAACTTCATCAATAGAATCCAGCTTATACCACCAGATCGATACGTGTGGATTGACATAATCCCCTTTTAGAATGTCCATCAATTCCATTTTGATTGTATCACCAGCACCGTTACGGACAGTACCCTCAGAGCTGATTGCAACGATAAGGTAGTCATTGACCTTCGACGCACCCTGTTCGATTGCTCCAATTACGTCTTCTCGAATGTCACCAGAAAGCCACTCGTCAACAGTCGCCACTTTAAGCTGAAGTCCCTGAAGTTTGTCGATTCTCATTGGACGAATTTCAAGAAGCGATCCAGTAAGGAAGTTTTCAATTCCTTTCTTAGTGGATGCCAATTTCATTCGATTCGCCTTTGATCCGGTCGTGTTCTGCAACGATCCTTCAGTTAGGAACTTATAGAAAGGTCCTCTTGATCTGGTAATAGCGGTTCGAATCGGGGACAACACTTCTTCTGCCTGCTTCATCGTCGGGGCTGTGGTTATCTGATGTGTCGTTGTGACATCAACATTTAAGAAGAAATTCTGCAAGCATGAGCCATACATTGACTTTGCAGCACCTCTGGCTACTATGAGATATTGCTTATTAACCAATCTTTTTCGGATAGACTTGGTAACGTAATGTCCACCATGGCCATCCTCATAAGGTTCGTATACACTTCGCTCAACAAAATAGTACCAACCGAAAATCTGTTCAGCCCAAACTTTGAATGTATCAAGTAGTTTCAAATCTGAACCGTCAGTTAAAGTAAGCTCATTCTCGCAATAGCTGATAAAACCCTCTACTGCTTGATCATCGTAATAAATTCCCGGATTCGCAATGAGATCATCGATTCGGTTCATCTCCATCTCGATTTCTCGGCATACCGGAATTTCGCCACGAATTACGGCATCACGAAACATGCCGTAGTATTTCGGGACGGCAGTGTTCGATAACGCCATTATTTTCTTCTCCTACTTCTTCTTATTCGGGTTTGCAGCGATGTACTGTGCGGCCTCTTTAAGATTGAATTCTTTTGTCATTGCAGTCTTGACAGCATAGGCCATTGCTCCAGCCGCAGCCACAGTCAACGCTTTCTTTCCAGATGCAGAAAGAATTTCTGACACATACTTTCTACCAGGTGTGATGTCGTCTTCTGTAAGATTCTTAAACTCGCGTTCTAATTTAAGTCTCTCAATTCTTTTCTTCAGATCGGCATCGGACATTGTTCGCCGATTCTTAACAGCAACCTTACGTGCTGCTACCTCATTCTTATCGTCTGAGGGTTTGGAAGAGTGTCCCCTGGCTCTGGCAAGCTGTGCCTCCGATCTTCGAACTCCCCATTTCATTCCAAGAATTCCATGGTGTGCTAAATAGGTGTTATTCATTTTGAATCTCCCTCCTTTGCGATGTAACTGGTAATACCTCCACTGGCATTAGATGTCTGGTAATACGGAACTTCATGAATAACGAGGTCTTCGCTAAGCACTTTTCCAGACGTATCCAAGGTTTGAGTCTGATGCGCCTTTGGTGTAACTTCATATGATCCGGAATAATGCTCAGGCTCATCCGGATCGGTATCATCGTTTTCCGCAGCAACATTTAAACGCCATTCGTACTCGCTGATTTGTGTTTTATAACACTCCAGCACTGCCGAACTAAGCGGTGGATCGAAAAGAAGTTTGACCTTCAAATGCATATAGGATTTGACAAGCATGTATTTGGATTCATCAGAAATGAAATCTTTCCACGTTGCATTCTTATCTTCGATCATGAAACCTTTGGATGGACCGACACCAAGCTGTGTAAGAATCGAGAACACAGAATTGATGTGCATGATCAAATCCGCATCGAAATGTTCATACTCCTCTGCGATTCCGAGTAATTTCTTGATTGATGTCAGTACACTATCTGTAATATTCATGATCGCACCTCCATCTAACAGAGTTTTATAAACTCGCTCATACAATACCCGCTGATACCGTCCCCAGTCTTAACTTTATAGAAACCAGAGACAGACTCATTATCGCAAACTGTTACAACTGTATCCGAACTGATAATGTCTAACGATCTGGATACCTGCGTCGGATCTTTGCGAATGTTCAAATTCATACAATTTACCACCACACCCATAAGTGACTTCTTGTTTCCTTCCATAATTTTCCTCCTAATGCCTCCATGGGCATGTATCATTTTTTCGTCGTTCATTTGGAACTGTTAAAAGTAGTTTCGCATCTCCATAATGTATAGCATTGTGGGTTGATAAAGTTGTTGCAATCAGATACTCTGGATTCAGAACCAAATCAGTCCGCAACAGTATGTCCTGCTGCTTTATTGGGTTCATATGATGAATAAGAATCTTTCCACGAATCTCATAACCATCCAATCCAAGGTCGCATCCATTATCACGAATAATAATTTTTCTCCGAATGTCCTTCCATTCTTGAGAATTGTAAAATATCTGATTAAGATACCTATCAAATCCGAATGTCTCTTCACCAACCACTCCATCCAAACGAAGATACTCGTATCGCTCCTTAAAGGTTGTAAGTTGCAATAGTTCCGAATAACATTTAAGCATCATCCACCTCATCTCCATGACCGCTATAACCACGAAATGCTTTTAATGCATCTGCATACAGCTTTTCAGAATTTTCAATGGATTTCAGATTCTGAGTCTTCGCCTCTATCAGTTCCTTCTGTTTTTCCAAAATCTCTTTTTCAATTCTTTCTTTTGTTGAACCGAGCTTCAAATAGTGAGTAATCACCTGCGACGAAGCGGTTCCCTCTCGTAACTGCTTTTCAGCCAAGTCAACTGCTAATGAAACAAGCTGATTTTCTCTCGCTTCTGGCGTTAATGCTGGACGCATCATCCTAGAAGACTCTGATTGCTTTGCTTTCCTCAAAGTTGATGCCTCCTTCCATTTAGTTGTTCGCTACTTCTGTGATGGTTTTCGCATACTTTCCAGTATTTAAAAGGACCTACAAATCATGACAATGCTACTCAACGAAAGGAGAACTAACTTTGAGCCGATCCCACAGAAACCGTTGTCAAATATCATGAGTTATAGACCCTTGTAAACACTGGAACAGCTGAAAAGGCTCCCTAAAAATGCCCTCCGGGGAAATTTTAAAGA